TTTATTTCAAAATCCGCATTAGGATTTATAGAGGGTAACTCAACACCAATAATAACCTTATTAGTATTATTAATCATTCCATCTAATTCAGTTGACTCATAAGCTCTAATTTCTGCAGCTTCGTCAAATTCACCGTATTCACTTCCCGATTTATATGAATGTTTAAATGCTATTTGAGAAAAAGGAGCTAGCACAGAATATTCATTATCATTAAATTTAAACCTATATGAAAAACGTACAAATTCTTCCTCAATGTAGTCATTATCAATGTTAGTATCATTAGTCATTGTTGAAGTCCCCGCAATGCCCGTGTCTGTCATTAAAATGGGAGCAATATATGGCGCGTATTTAGCTAAACTAATTTTTAATTCATTATCATAAAACGAAGGATTTGAAATAGCTTTTACAACATTTATACGCCTTGGTTGATTTTTATTGTCTGTCCAAAACAATAAATCATCAATCATAGCAATACCTGTAATTTTATATTTTTTACTAAATTTTAAAAAGCTACCACCAACAATTTCTTTTGCGGTTTTGTAAGTATTACTCGAAGGATCAGCGTCATAATAATATATAGCATGAAATCTATTTTGGTTTAACGCAGAATTTATATACCAATCATTTTCATATAAATCATTATTATCAGTTAAAAACCAATATATACGTTTGTTTTTTTCATCAAAATATGTACCTATAACGTCAATATCTGTAGATAAATTTAAAGCCGTATGGGCTAATGAATTACCCGCCGCGTTTTGTAAAACACCAACATTAGAACCGTCTGTTTTTAAAACTTCAATATTTTGCGCATCTCTATATTCTCCTGGTGGCAATAATCTGTCATCAAGGTCCTTATTCATTTTCCCTTTTAGGAAATTGTTTTTGATTTCAGGCATTTATTAGTGTTTTATCTGTTTAGATTTACCTCTCATTATTTGAGTAAGCTCTCTTAATTTAATATTTGATAATCTAAGTTTTGCGTTTCGCATTGCAGCCCTTCTTTCTCTTTTATATCTATTAACAATATATTCAGGAACATTTGATTTAGTTGTTAAAATAGCGTACGCAACATATTTATATAAAGCTTCTTCCGCTAATTTATGTATTTGCATTTCTGCATCTGTACCTAACCCGTCAGATACATAATGAATAGTTAATATTTTTTCTGCTAAATTGCTACTAAATCCAAATTGGCCATTTGCTTCATCATGTACAAACACCCCGTTTACTTGTAAATGTTCGGGACTACTACCATATCTTTTTCCATATCCTATTATGCTGTCGCTATAATCAGAATTATGTGTAAAATAATCATTAGCGCTTGCTGTTCCTAAAGCAGCATTTGTTTCAATTCCTTGAAATAATCTTGATGTTTCTGAAGTGCCTAACAATAAAGAATTATCATTGTCATATAAATAATCGCCTTGTGAGTCCTGTAGTATTGATTGAGAGGGCCTTGATGTTTGATTTGTAGGGTATATAATTCTTTCTAACCCATTATCATCTATCCAAGAAAGTTTTACATAATTAACATAATCTTGAGGCATTGGCACCACTAGTGTAGACGGTATTTGCACCTCTTGTATTTTTTCTACTCTTGTTATATCATAACTAAACTCTTGAATTGCTCTTTTTGTATGAAATAAAACATCTTGTTTTCTTGCATGATCTATTATTTTTCCATCACCTATATATGAAATTATAAAATTATTTACTATATCGTTTAAAGAAATATATCTATAATTTCCTGTATTAGGAGAGTCTAATAGTATTTTTATAGCAGCATTATTTGCTGGAGCTGTTGTAAAAGTTACAACGCCTGTAGAATTATTATATGAATGAAGATCATTATCAAGTTCATCCCCATTTATAAATACCCTAAATTGAGATTCTGCAGAAGGTAATGGTGTAAATGTTAATATAAAATCTACTGTAGAACCATCTCCCGTAAATAACTGATGTCCTTCGTAATATTCTCTGGCTGTTTGTGTTATTAGTGACATGTATTAAGAATTTTCTTGATTTATTTTTTGAACTTCTTCTTGCTTAGCTATTTGAACAACATTAGGGTCTTTAATTGTCACACCCGCTAGTAATAATATTTTAGCTATTAAATTTACTTCCTCAGAATCATGGAGTGAAAAATTAATTGAGTTTGCACTTGAATATTGCATATCCCCATATGTGCTTCCTGTTGTAAATGCCCAAAGAGGATCATTTGGTTTATAAACATAATCTATTGTTGCAGTTGTAATTGTGCTTGGTAATATATATACACTTGATGCTTGTTTATAATATATTGGATATGAAACACTTGGAGCTGTAAGTTTTGAAGAGGTAATTATTGGTAAATCTGATTTTTGTATTTCTTCTACTTCTATAGCTCTTGAGCCTGTGCTAACCATTATACATTTATATAAATTATTTGGTATTAAAGCTACCCCGTCTATAAAATTTAAAGTAGACGATGTTGAAAATATATCAATTTTTTCTTTAGCTAATTTTGCAAGGTTTGCATATTCGTCATTAATGCTTCCTGTTTCTTTTCTTGTTAAGTAACGATTATAATCTAAAAAAGCCTTTTCTAATAAATCAAGTTGAGCCATTCTGGCATATCGATTATATTGATCCGGCGTTAAAAATCCTCGCTGCTCTCTATTTAATAAAGATAAAACGGTTCTGTATACTGTGTTTACATTAATGGCCATATTTTTATGTTTATAGCCTTTGGCCCCGAAGGGCCGGACTATTTATTATTAATTTAATCGTTTTTCAACAGCAGAATAAACTTCAACACCTTCGTCGGTTTTGAAAAACGCCGTTAAAGCAGAATAAGGGTTTTCTTCATAAGGAACAGTTAATAATTTTTTATTCGTACTGCCCCAGGTAAAAGTTCTTTGATCTGCTGAAAGTTTTATAATATTAGCTTCAACAGCTCTAATACCCATATTTCTTATTTGAATATTTTCATCATTCGCTAATTCTAAGAATAAAATAGGGTCTTTCTTAGCTATTTTAATTAAATCTCTTTTAAGCTCACTAGAAGTCATCATAGATGTTTTAGAGCCCGCTTCTGTGCGCACAATTGCTTCTATCTGATCAATTTCCATGTTCATTGCTGCATTTAGCGCTTCTATTTCATACTCCATTTTGTCTAATTCGTCTTCAGCTTTAGCTTCCGCGTCAAACTCAAAAAAAAGTCGATCTCTTTGTGGATGATATAGTGATAATAATTTTTGTAAAGTTTGTTTTGATTTAGGAACTGTTAGTACCCCGTCTAAAAAAACAACATGCGCTAATTGAGCGTCTCCCTTAAACTCATCAACGAAAGGAGTTCTTTGGTTTGTTGTGTATTTTAATTCTCTTTCAAAACCTTTTTCTTCATCAAAAAAGTAAATATTAGAGCTTTTTACTGTATAAGTAAGAGGCGATAGCCCGTCTTTTAATACATAAACTCTGTCTTTAATTTCCCACGTAGGTTTTTTTTCTACTGGTGGTTGAATAATTTCTTTAGTAATTGTTGTTGTTTCTTCAACAACTTTTTTGGTAGCCGGTGCGGCTTTTATTTTTTGTTTCATAATATAATATATAATTGATTAGTAAAAAAGTAAAGCTAGGGTGCTAATCTAACTGATCGCACCCTGCTCTACTATGAAAAATTTAAGAAGTTAATAACATAAAGTTGTTTGCACCTTGTGTAATTAAACATCTTTCTGATAGGTAGTGAACCTCCATTGCGTCTAAATCAGAGCTAAAGTTTCCTCCAACTGATCCAGTCGTCCAAGATTTCATTTTTCTATCATCCGCTTCTGAAGCTCTATATCTTACGTGTAAGAAAGGTCTTTTTATGTTTTTACCAAGAATTTGGTCATAAATAGTAGAAGTACCAGCTGGTACAATTACCCCTCTTATATCGTTTTCAATAAGCCCTCTTGTAGAACCGTCATTTAAGTATTTCCAGTCAGTTTTATAAAAGTCATAAGAACCTCTTCTAAATCCTGAAAATCCTAAGTTTAAAGCCATATCTTCACTGTTTGAGAATACCCCATAAGATGTTCCCCCTGATCCATATGAATTTTGAGCTGCTAACATATCGTCAATAGCTAAAGAAACAGATCTGTTAATGAATAGCATGTTTTCTTCAATTGCACCTTGTGCATCAAACTTTTTAAGTATTTCATCAAATGAACCTAAATCGTCAGCTGTGGATGTTCCGGCAATTCCCGTTGTAACATGACCTCTTGAAGTCACTGCTGCGAATAAACCTTCTGTACCTGCCGTGTCATCAGCAGCTGCAGTTCCTAATAAAGAATCTACACCTCCTGTTGCTTTAGCAAATTCACCTTCAACCATTGCCATTTCAAGGTTGTCTTCAAATCTTTGTCTTGTGTCACCTTCAGCTTTTAAATACCATAAGTAACCAGATTGACCTTGCTCTCCTGTTACTTCAACCCAACCGATTTGAGAAGCGTCAGATCCTGATACTTCATATTTATCTTTGATGATAATTGGCTTGTTAGTTAAAGAAGCAAAAGAAGGCTGAACTGAGTTAGTCATACCCGCTGTTCCTTTTTTAAATTCTGAACCAAACACAAAGAAATCACAAGTATTTGCTCCGTTATCTGTTGCTGTATCAAATCCTGTTACCGCACCAACTGTTGCACCTCCTGAATAAGGAATTGCAGTTAATGTTGTGTTGTCACTTGCTACTGCAGAAACATAACATTTAATAACAGTTGGAGAAGCTTGATTGTCACTTAAAACAATAGTTTGCCCAACTCTTACTGCATGAGTCCCAGCGTTTGCAATTGTAATTACACCTGCGTCTGTTACTGCTGCGCCTGTGTAATTTAAATGTAGTCTACCTTGCTCAGACCAAACCACTTGGTCAGAAGTCATAGGCATTTCAGCGCTTACCATTCTTAAGAAAGAAGCTATAGATCTGTTTCCAAATACCTCTACTTCTTGCTCATATAAGTCTGGTAAATACTGTTGAGACCAATCGTTAGAACCACCTGTAAAAGATAGGTAGTTAGAAGATAATGTCTGTTTAGCTGGTGCTGGCGTTGAATTCAACGAGCCTCCAGCTGATGGAGTTATTGCTGCCATTTTATATTTAAATTTTAATTATTAATTATTTTTTTAATTTAATACGTAGCTTTGAGCTATCGTCTCCTGATATTGCTCGTACTTTTATTCCTCCTGATTCAACGACGCCTGAACTAGTTTGTCGCGGATCCATATTTATATTTTTGGATTCTGACGCGATTTCCTTTACGGCTTCTGTTTTACCAAGCTGATAAAAATGATTTGCAATGCTATCAGCGTTTTTTGCGGCAAATAATGCTTTATGATAACCATACCCATCTTTAAGAGTATTATTTTCGTCTAGGTAACTACCTACAACATTCATAATATCCATTTGAGTATTTTTAGTGGTATCAACATTTTTTAGTTTAAACCTATATTTTTTGTCTTCAATGTTGAAATCAAAACCTTTGAATTCTTCATTAAAAACTTCATTTGTTTTTTGCTTAAACGTATTTGTCGCTTTCTCTTGTTGATGAGCAATTTCTTGTTGCTCAGTATTGTATCTATTAAAAAAGTTAATAGCTTTTTGTTGCTCTGTATTTAAAGCTCCTGTAGTTTTAACTTCTTTATAGTATTTTTCTTTTTCAGCTTCTAAGTGATTTTTCGCATTTGCTAATTCTTCTTTAAAAGCTAATTGCTTTCTTTTTATTTCAATAGAGTCGTCTATTTCTTCATCAAAAGAAAAGTTGTCTTTAATTAAAAAATCTATTTCTTCAGCATTTAAATGAGGCTTTGTATTATTATAATATTCTTTAAGAAGATTATTTTCGTCTAGTTCTGAATAATTTTTATTTAGCTTAATATAGTCCTCCATAGACCCTCCAGTTTCATTCATAAAACTAACTAATTCTGTTATTCCGTCCGGTATATTTAATTCAACCTTATCCTTTTCTTTTTCCTGCTTAACCGTTTTTTCTTTTTTTATTTCAGAATTTGGTTTTTCTTCTTCTAAAACTTCTTCAATTACCGCTTCTTTTTTTTCTTCGCTTTGTTCGGTAGACTTTTCAGGCTGCGCTTCGTTTTTTTCTTGAACCTCTTCGCTAGCGCCGGATTCGTCGCGTACAAAAATTTCATCTGTGCTTTGCTCTTGAATGGCATCTTTTTTTTCTTTAGGTTTTCTTAAATCTACTTTAGTGACCGTTTCAGCCCCAATATCAAGTCCCATTTTTTTTAGAACTTTAGTTTCTTTTTCTGACGTAGAAAGATTTTCTTCTTCTACAACTTTTACTTTTATTTCTTCTGACATAATATAATATAATAATTTATTCTTTTAACAAAGGTAAGAATAATTAACCTTATTTATTATTTAGGCTCAAATTGCTCTAATCCAAACCCTCCTAAAGTATCAAATCCCGCAGATTCAAAATCTTTAGGCGGTTTATTATTTTTTCTTTGATCTATTAATTCAGACTGCTGTGAAGCTTGTATTTTAGTTCTATCATCTTTTCTATCTTCACGATACTTGTCTTTATCATTAATCACTCGTAAATCCATTTCTTTAAGCTTTACGTTTAATTGAAATTCATGCAACATAAGTTCTTTCTTAATAGCAGCTTCTCTTTCTAATTTTTTAATATCAAATTCCGTTTGAGCTTGTGATAATTTTACTTTATTTTCTATAGATGATTGATTTTTTTGTATATCAATTGACGCTGCAGCTTGCGCTGATTCCGCATTTGATTTAGATTGCAATTCTATATTTCTTCGTGCAATAGCTTGATCTTGTTCTAATTTTTTTCTGCGTCTTAATTTTAATAGCTGATTAGCAAGCTTTAAATTTTTAACTTCTCTTATATCTATGGCGTCCTCTAAATTTATTTGGTCTTTAGATAACGTCATTTGAATATTATTTTCTAGCAATTGTTTTTCTTCTTCATCCGGTGATAACTCTAAAAACACACCAAAATCATGCAAGTGTAGCTCTGATACCTCTTTTAAATTAGCAACATTAAATCTTCCTAAAGAATTTATAAATTGATTATTAGTATTAGCGTATTCTAAAACATCGGAAATTCTTAAGCTTACGGCTTCTGCAGTTTTTAAAGTAAGGTATAATCCCGATTGCAATATATGACGCGTAGCTGTATTTGAATTAGCAGCAGCTAGTTTTTGTAATCCTACTAATGCGTTTTTATCAGGAACCGAGCCGTCTCTTGCCTCATTTAATCCAGTAACGTCTCTCATGTTTTGTAGATAGTAATTATAAGCAGTAATTAAAGAAGATATTTTTCCGCCCCCATTACCACTCTGTAATTCTTGAATAGGAACTCTACCATTATTAAATTCCCCGTCTTGTGTCATTGATCGCCCAATTACAGACCCTGTTTGAAAAAACATATTTAATGCTTCTTGTGGATTATAATTTGTACCATTTCCTAAATCAACTTCAGCAATACCATCCGCGTCTAAAAACACTCCGTCTGGAACCATTCTTGACAATACTTGTTGTAGTTTTAAATGAGTTAGTTGAATCATATCTGCAAAGGTAGTCATTCGACTAACTAATGATTCTAATCTTCCCTTATACATCCTAGGAGCAACAATATTATAAGACATCTGCACCTTAGTAACATCAGATTTTGGTCTAGTCATATTTTCCGCAAGCTTCCATTCTAGTATATTTTCACTTCCAATTATTTTAGCTCCACAATATAATGTTTCAATTGCTCTATTCACTTTTTCAAAACGAGATCTTTGATCAGCTGGGGGGTTAAAAGTATCTTCTTTTTTTATTATTTTTTTACCTCCTGTTGTAGTGTCTTTAACTTTATACGTTTGATTTTTATAAGTTTTATATTCAAAATACAATATATATACATATCCTTCATCATCTCCATCAAGTGCCCCATAAGATTTATTGTATAGTAGTGCACCTGATCCCAATCCATTTTCTTCTATATTTTTTATTTCTTCATCTGATATATTAGGAAATTGTTTTTTAAGCTCAACAATACTTACTTTTTTTATTTCTCCCACATAATATAAATCGTCAAAATATGGAGATTCTGTAAAAGAGTATACAATATCTGCAGGGTCAACATAATTGATAGTTATACCTTCGGATTTATTAAATGCGTTTTTAACACATCCCATACCTATAACTGCTATATCATAATCTAGCCTTCTTTTTACTAGTTCATATTTATTTAAATCAAAAACATTACTTAAAGCCTCTTCTTGCGCTATTTCTATACTTTGTTTATAATCAAGCTGCATATGCACACTTAATTCTGTTTCATCTACAGGTAATTTCTTTGGGTCTGTATTATAAGTATTTACACCTAAAACTTCTTGCACAGTGTCTATATATTCCTTAGCCTTCATATCTCGCAAAATGTTTTCCATGTAATTTGTTCTTGCTTGTGTTGAATGCGGATCTTGTGAATATGCTTTTATATCATACATTCTTTCCGCAATACCATTTACTACAATATCTACAAACTTAGGGATAATTGGTACTGGCTTCCAATCTAAATTTAAATAAGATAAATCACCATTAATTGATAATTCATCTTTATACTTTTGTATTGATTGTTCTCCTCTTGCGTACAACCTTAACCTATGAAAATTTTCACGATTGGACTGATATCTTGAAGTACCAGAATCTTTTTTAAACCATTCTGATTCAATAGCTCTTCCTATCTTTTGTCCATATTCTAAACTTGCTTTTTCTGCATTAGATACTGATTGACTCGGGAATAATCCTGTTGGGTGTGACTTTGCCATTTACTTTAATATTTTTGAAAAATTTCCTTGATTATTATATTTTTTAAATTCAAATTCTAATTTTTTTGTTGTTTTAACTACAGTGGGAGCATACATATTTTTATTACATGCCATTATTGCAAGCCCCGAACTTATTGCTGCGTCAAATTTTGTTCTTTTATTTATATCAAATAATGCCCAATCATTTAAAGTGCGATCAAAATATAAATCTCCATAATTACCTTCTTCTTTTAAACCTACGTGTTTATCTATATAAGATTCAATTGCGGCTGCATGTGCTTGTCTTATATCTTCAGATGAATTTGGTATTCCTCCTACTTCTTTTTCTGTTACAGATAATTTATTATAACTTTTATCTGGCCTATTCATAGAATACCCCCTATACCCTCTTCTTTTTAAATAATATAAAAGTCTTGGTTTGTTGTTTTCTGCAAGTAATGGCATTCCGTAAAACACTAATGCCATCAATACATCTTCAAAAAACATTTCTGCCGTTGGAGGTCTTGAAACATATTCAAGGAAAAAACTATTAGAAGGGGCTTCGTCTAAGCTAAACTTAGTTAGCCCATGTAATGCTCCTTTTGATCCTTGACCATCTGTCGTACCGGATATATCATAACTATCACATCCAAAAGCCCCTAAGTGTTCGTTTCCAGGATATTTTTTTCCATTTTTATTAATTATAATGTTTTGCATACGCACTGCTGGAATCCAAGACACATTAAATCTTCCCTTTAAATCCGGCATGAATATTACTTTACTATCTTTTACACCATGCTCCCATTGAAAGTTTCCTTTTGATATAAATTTTGATGAATTTAAATCGCTGTTGTAATCTATTTGCTCATATATTTTTTGTAAATTAAATATACTATTTTTTGTTTCATCTCTAAATGCATGATCTTCCGTGCGCGGAAACTGTCTATAAAATTCATTTAAAGCATCTTGATCACTTTTAAGCCCTTCGGCTTCATTTTGCCAGTGCTCAATAACTCCGATCGGAATTGACTCTCCAAAATTATCAACGCGGTCAACTCCTCCAGATTCAAAGACAGGCAATCCGCAATCGTCAATAAATCCTTCGTAGTTCCATTCCATAGGTATGAATAAGCTATATAATCCAGAGCTAGTCTGTCCATTCCTGTTTCTTTTTGTAACATCTGAAGCATAGTATAATTTTTTAAAGTTTTCACCACCTTTATCAAGAGCATTTGATGTTGAACCCATCATACACTTCCCAATGATTCTACTACCTAATCGTAGTGTTGTTTTTGTTACTCTCCAGTTATTTAATATGTTATCAGGTCTTTCCCACTTACCAGATTCATCATGCACTAATAACTTTAATTTTTCTCCATCATAAGAATTATCCCCTGTATTTTTCCAATCTATTGTTGTATCGAGCCCTTCGAGCGCTTCGGACTTGGCGGAGCCGGTTGCGCTGATGGACTTCCTAGTGAGCTTGGAGGCGGGTACTCTGAATGCAAGTTCGGTCTTAGGCCTATCCATTCCGTCTTGTATTGGTTTAAAGAAGAAGGGGTAGTGGACTGATATGGGTACCACTTTGT